GATTGGACTTTAGTTAGTTCTCCTGTAACAGCAACTCCTCAAGATTTAGTTGACTTAATGTATTGCTGGATTAGTGAAGAACTTCCAGATGTAATTACATATTTAACTGATACCCCCGTAGTTTATGATGCTGATTGTAATGCATTACAATCATTTGGTAATGATTTATATTGGAGAGGTCAATTAATCTCTACTGGTGGTGGAACAGGTATAGCTACTGTAGATAATGGTTTAACTGAAAATCCTGCTGGAAATGCACAATTAGGTGGTCAAATTATACAACCTACTACTGTTGAATTAGTTGATGTAAATTCATTTCAAATAACAAGTCCAATAACTATTGGTGGAAATACTTCTATTTATATGTTTCCTGTTGTACCAGATGCTGGTATTGTTGGTTTAACTGGTTCTGGTGGTATTTTTGAAATTGATTCAGCTACTATTAAAATAATAGCTCCTACTACAAGTCAATTACAACTTAGAACTCCAGGAGTATCTGGTAGTACAGCTGTTGTTGGAAATGTTTTATCTTTAGTTGATGCAGTTACTGGACAAGTAGAATACACTGATGTTAATCAATTACAAGGAGATTTACAATTACAAGTTTCTGATCCAGAATTTTTAGTATTTGGTAATTTAAGAAATTGGTATTATACAATTCCTTTATCAACAATGACATTACCTAACTTATCTAGTTTACCAGCTAATTATACTATTGTTGAAGCTAGTTTTTTTAATCCTACAGCAAGTACAGTTGTTATTTCTACAAGTGGTATTGATACTATAACTGGTATGGCTTTTGGTTCATTTATTAATGCTCAAAATACTTTATCAATGGATCAAGGTTTATGGGTTACATTGATTGGTGTTCCTGCTCTTAACTCTTGGCTTATCAAAACTTATAATGCATAATTATAATATATAAAAATAATAATTGAAACGACTTGATATAAAATTAGGTCGTTTCAAAAAATTAACTTATGGAAAAAGATTTAAAAAAGAAATTTGCGGTATTGGATTTTAATTACCAGCCTGATGTTAGACACACACCAAAATCATTTGCTAATGATATAATTAGATATGGTATTAATAACTTACAGCCAGAATATTATTTAGACTTATATTACAAATCACCAACACATTCTGGTATTGTTAATAAAAAAAGTCAAATGTGTGCAGGTCAATCAATGACTTTTTCAAATGGAGCAGCTGAGTTTTTTGCTAAAGATATTAACTTTACTGAAATATGGAGAAAGTGTATTACAGATTACTTTCTTTATAATAGTTTTAGTGTTGAAATAGTTGCAAAAACTTTTGAAAATAAGATTGCTACTATATTATATCAAGACCCTATTAATGTAAGATTAACTGAACAACCACAAGAATTAGCTTTAAGTTCATCTTGGAGTGTTTGGGATAATTATACTAAAAGTAATACTGATCCAATAATAAGAGTAAATCGATTTGAATTTAGTAATTCAAAAATTGAATCTGGAGTTATGTTAAATATTTTTGATGGACCTGGAGTTTGTTATTATAGTTTTCCTGAATATTTTTCAGCTATTGATAGTATTGAAACTGAAATAATGTTAATTAGACAACAAGCTAATTTCATTAAAAATAATTTTTCTTTAAGTTCAATTATTAAACTACCAGGAACTTACTCTCCTGAAGAAATGGATCTATTAAGTAGTGAAATTAAAAAGAATTTTAGTGGTCCTGAAAATGCTGGTAAGATGTTATGTTTAGCTGCTGATGGTGAAAAAGCAATTGAAGTTATACCTGTTAGTGTGCCTATTGATGGTGCTGGTATAGAACAGTTTCTTAATATTGCAAGACAAAATATTATGTTATCTCATAACATTCCAAGTCCATCTATTGTTGGTTTACCGAATTCAACTGGATTTAATGCAAGTGGTGAAGAATTAGCAGTAGCTTATTCTACTTGGTTTAATGTTAATATTTTACCAGTTCAAAATAAAGTTAAAGTAATATTTGAAAAACTATTTGCACAAGCAGGTTACGAAACTGAAATTATTATTGAAAATTATAAATTATTTATATAAACTATGATACAAACATTATTCATCAACGAGCAACAACTTAAAGATATTGCACCAATCAGTACAAATGTAACTATTACTAGTCCTACTAAACAAATGATTTTGGATGGACAACGTAAGTACATTTATCCAATCATATGTCAAGATATGTATGAACAGCTTCAACTTGAAATTGAAACAAATACAGTTACAGTTGTTAATCAAACTCTTTTAACTAATATTAAATATTGTTTGGCTTATTATACTTTGTATATGGCTTTACCTTTTTATAAAATTAGAGTAAGAGAACAAGGACCTGGAAATCAAACAGGAGATAATATGATAAATGCTGACTTAGAAGAATTTAAATATTTAAGACAACAAGTAACTCAATCAGCTGAAATCTGGGAAATTAATTTAAGAAACTTTATTGAAGATAATAAAGTAGATTATCCATTAATTGAAAGTTGTGGTTGTGCTAAATGTAAACCTTGCAGTGGACCAACTAGACCAAACAACTTATTTAGAGTTGTGTAAAATTAATAAATAAAGATATGTTAAAAAGAATAAAACTCAAAATTAAAATTTTAATATTAAAATTAAAATTAATTTACATAAAAGGAAAAATAAATGGATTACAAAGATGGATATAAATTTGTTATTAACTATTGTAGGTTGTATTATCACTATAACAGGAGTTTACTGGAAATTAGAAAATAAAGTTTCTTTATTAGAACAGAAAGTTGCTTCCAATAAAGAAAATACAGATGAAAATTTTAAGAATTTAATTAAATCAATAGATAAGTTAGATGATTCAATTGAAAAATTAAATACTAAAATAGATAAAATTAAATGATATAATATGTTAGGATTTTTAAAAGACCATTTAGGTCAGCTTTCAAGTAAAAGATTAGTTGGTATTGGATTTGCGATTGCAAGTTTAGTATTGGTATTCATATTTCCTTCTCATGCAAATTTTGATTTTGCATTAGGTTCAATGTTGAGTTTTGCTGCAACATCATTTGGATTTACAAGTTGGGAAAAGATAAATGTTAATTCTAAGCCAAATGAAACAGTTATACCTGGATCTAATTAATATAATATTTTCAACTTATTCATTAAATATAAAAGAATTATACATAAGAGAATCTTATAGAAATTATTTATTATTAACTAAGAAAGAAAAATCTATGTTTAATAATCAATTATTTTATTGTATAAATCAATTATTATTAGATGAAGAATATGAGATATTAGCAGTTCTTCATAATATTGGATTTTTTAATGAAATTGATAAACAATTCTTAACTTATTCCATATAATGAATAAAGATATTAACATGGCAGATTATTGCAAAAATAAAGATTTATTAGCTGAAGTAATAAAGTCAAAGAAAGAAGGCAGAACTAAACAATTAGAAAGTTATTTTATTTTAATGACAAAACACATAGCTACTAAATTTCAATTCAATTGTGATGATGATAGAAAAGATTCTATACAAGATGCTTTAATAGCATTGCTTTTAAGATGGCAAGGTTTTGATGAAACTAAATATACTAATGCATTTGCATATTATACTGAAATCATAAAAAGAAGTTATGTAATGTCTTATAATAAAAGAAATAAACATCTTGTTAGTTTAGATGAATTAGGATTTTAAATATGAAAAAAATTGATATTGTAATTTTTATTATTGGTGCTATTTTAGGATATTTATTCTTATAGTCAATTTGGTGGAGTTGGTCTAACACCCTGGTCTGCAAAACCAGGTCTCATCAGTTCAAATCTGATAATTGACTCAATGTAGAAAGATACTGGTTCGATTCCAGAAGTGGTGGATTAAAACCCAGCTCGTAGATTAATTGGAAAAGGTGCTGAAATACTTTAAAAATCACTCTACATTAAATATTGACTTATAGTACAATTGGTTAGTACACTGGACTTTGACTCCAGTAATTTTCGTTCAAATCGAGATAGGTCATCATAACATTAGGACTGTTATAAAGACACAGAATATTTTTCTGTAGTGCTGTTGTTAACCAGTGAATTCGCTACTCACTGGTTTCTTTACATAAAAAAACCTAATCAATTAAGATTAGGTTTATAAAATGGTAAATGAAAAAACACTTATTTAGTAGTTGTTAGTCAAACCCCCAAATTCCACACTTTTTATGTTGGTAGTCTTCGAGTTGTCTTGTAATTCTTTTTAATTCAGTCAACTTTGCATTAGTTGTTGAATCAGTAATTATTGATGTATTATAAGTTAAATTGTAATTTATAATAATATCATTAATCATTTTATTGTTTATGTCAATTTGACTATTAACTGCATCGCATTTCTTTTTTGTTCCACAGCTTTGTAACACACAAAGTAGAACTATAATCATTATTTTTTTCATTTGTTATACTAAATATGTTTGAAAATCTGCTACTGATAACGGTACTATAAATTCCATAGTTTCATAAGTTTCATATTCAACCGCACCTTTAGGAGTTATTTCTAATACTTTTTCAAATTTTCTGCCTGACATAGTAAATATTTTACCTACAATATGTGGAACAGCTTTATCACAATCTGCTGAGTCAATATCATCTTTACCAATAATAGTAATTTTATTTCCTTGACAATCCCATGTACTCAATGCAACTTTAGCTTTTAATATGTTTTTAATATTGTCAACAAATGAATTCATTTGATTTCCATTTGTTGAATTACATAATTTATTAAATTCATGTTGAACTTTAACTGATTCAACATCTTTTCTTGTATAGCCAACACAGACTACAATTGTATCTTTCTTTTTCATTATTAATTTATTAATTTATTATTTTTATTTTAATTTAATAAAGGACTTACGTTGAAATAAGATGGAATAATAAAACAACTGCCTTCATATAGAAACAAATATGCTTATACTATAAAATCTATTCTTGTTTGTAAATTAACTTCATAAGAATGTAATTCATTAGGAACACCCATGTATTCCGCTGATTCACCAATTGGTGATTGAAAATAGCTGTGTTTTAATTTTATTTGTTTTTTCAAAAACTGTAATTCAGCTTTGAGTTCTTGTTCGGTTACATCACGTAAAGTGGAATACCAGAAATTATTGTCTCCAATAATAATGTAAGATTTTTTCTCCATTTTGATTTTGATTGATTTTAATTAATTTTAATTTGTTGTTTAAATATAATAAATAATTTTTAATTTTTATAATTTAATTTAATTTAATTTTTAATTTCTAACAAAGGACTTACATTGAAATACCAATGGGATTTGAAAAACAATTGCCTCTATATAAATTAATAAATTAACATTAACAATGATTTTGATTATTTAACTTGTAATATAATTGATTGATTTTGAATGTTTAAATTGTTATTGTATACTTTCCAATTTTCAGTATGTAGTTTCCATAATATGTCACATTCTTTATTATATTTATCATAATAAATTGATATTTTTCTAATATCAATTAGATTGGAAGTTGAAAGAAATAATCCTACATAAGATGTTAAACACCAGAATGTATAAATTCCAATGCTATTTCTTGTTAATATTTGTATTGCCACAAATCCAATAATAAATAAAATAAATTTATTTCTTGTATACTTAAATGGAAATAAAAGTCTATAGTTATTTGGAGAAATATTAATTAAATATTTTAATTGTGAATCAATATCTAATTTATTGAATTCATCTGGTGTTATTAGTCCTGTTTCCATAGTTTTATAATTTTGTAATATACTCCCACGGATCAAATTTTTCAGCTCTAACAATTTTAATTGTGTCTATTACTGTCATTTTTTCAATTTCATTATAGAAATCTTCCATTTCAAATTCGAATATTTCATTATCATTTAGTTTTTCTAAATGAACATATTTTGTTATTCTTCTTTTTAATTTTTCAATATTAATTTTGTTTTCCATAATTATTTTAATTTTTCATTTTTGTAACCTTGAAATTTTTCATTTTCAAACATCTCCATTAAATTTAACCAGAGTTTAACCATATTACTAGTAAATCTACTACCATGACCTTCAATACCATAAGATAAACCTATTATTTGTAAAATAGATCCTCTGTCATTTACAGATAGTTCACAATCTGTGCCATCTCTTTTAACAATAAATTGAATTAATTGTTCGTTAGAATATTTTTCACAACGTAAATCAACTGAGGCTTGTCTGTCTGACAGATTCTTTTTAATTTTCATTTTTTAATTTTTTACTTATATTTTGTATACAAAGATAAGAGTTTTTTTTATAAATTAAAAATATTTTAATAATTATTTTTAATTATTTTTTTTAATTCTACTTGCTTTTAATTTAAGCATTTCACCTTCAGCTTTTACTTTAGCTGCTCTATCTTCAGATTCAAATCTTTTTAACATTTGTTCCGGAGTTTCATCTGAAGCATCAATAGTATACTTTGGTTTACAGCTAGATAAACTAACAATTAACAATACGATTAAGATAAATACTTTTTTCATTTTTTTATTTGTTATAATTATTATTTTTAAATATAATAAAAAATTTTGAATAATAAAAGTATTTATCCTAAAATTTTTATAATTATTAAATATTCTTTTTTTTAATATGATAAATATTTATTTACTATTAATTCTTTTGCAAGATTATTTATTTCAGGATCATCAGATTCCAACATCAACATTAAATCTTTATTTATAACATTAAGAGACTTTGAATCTCTTTCTATTGCATTTTCAATTTCTTGTCCAGTAATATTATGACTAATATAGGCAGCATCTAATGCAAGCGTGAATTCTAATAAATCATTAAAAGTTAAACCATCTGTAAATTGATTATGACTAAAACCACAAACATCACATACTTGATCTAAGTATGCATATATTTTACCTAATTTGAAATTAGTTACAAATAAGTATTGTTGATCACAATAATGGTATGTTGTAAATACACTAACTGGATTTGACGCCAAATATTTTGTATTATTTAGTTCTTTAACTATATTGTTAATTGTACTAAAATAATAAAAATCACTAACATAGTGAATGTCTAAGAAATATTTTTTCATTTATATTGGTATTGTTAAATATGCTTTTAATAAATCTTTTACTTCAAATTTTGGTTTTAGTTTTACCTGTTCTTGTTTTGGTGTTAAAACTGGTTTTGTTGTTATAACTTGATTTAAAACTGGTTTTGTTGGTACCACACTGTGGCCTGTACCAGGTACAAACAACGGAGTTGTATTTGCAACTGGAATTAAAGGAACTCCTTGTTGTGGTCTAATAATAGAGAATTTTATTTTTTCATCTCTGAATGTAAAGTTAGGATAAAATTGTCTTCTATATTCAGCAAATGTCATATTATGTTTATTAGCCTCATTTTGAATTTGTTTTTTCATTTCATATTTATCTGCTTTTTTAACATAGTATTCTTTCATATACTCAGCATCATAAACACTTTCAACTTTAACAACAACTGGTCTAACTCTTACAGGTACAGGTTCATCAGAAACTAATTTCCAAGAATTTTTTGGTAAGATATTTCTCCAATTAAGTATTGTTTCAGCACTACCATAAGCAACACCATTAACAACAGTTAAATGACCTTGTTCTGTTATGATAAATTCTTTATTTTCAATTTCAGTTTTTAACCATATTAAGTTTTGTTCTTTCCAAGGTATTCTTGGTTGAAGAATAGTAATATTAAAAGGTTTTAATATGTAATCAATAAAATTCGGATTGTCATCAATTTTCAAATTGGAATTCATTTTATTATTAAACCAATGCCAAACATAAACATCATCACTTGAATTTAATTCTTTATAAAAATCTTTATAAAGACCAATATCTACTGGATTAACTTTTTTATTAAATTTTGTATTACCAAATTTTATTTGTTGTGCTTTTCTAACTTCAAAAAAGAGTGATTTAAAAAGAGCAATAAACTCAGTTTTATTTAACTCAATTTTTTGATCTGTATTAAAAAAGAATACAACTGCAATCATTAATTTATCATCTTTGATAACTTGATATGATTTAGCACCATCTCTGACTTTTAATTCATTTAATACAACTGCATTTTCAGGATTGTAAACTAATTTTCTTAATCTTTTTAATTCCCAATCTTTATCAGGAATTATATCATCTTGTGGATAACAAGACAATATAAATGTTTTATATCTTGTAAGTTTCATTTTTAATTTAATTTATTAAAATTTTGTATACAAAGATAACACTTTTTTTTGTAAAATAAAAATTTATTTTAAATTATTTTTTAAATTCTAGAAATAAAAAAATCCAACGGACTATGAAAACCGTTGGATCAAATTAAAAAAAAATTAAAATTAGCCAAATATAAATTCCCTTTTCACAAAAATTTAATCAAATAACATCTATTATATAGTTAAATTTTTAAATTGTTTTAAATTATTTTAAATTTAATTATCATAAATCCAACCATCTTCACTGTAAGCATAATTATCAATATGAGTACCATTCTACATATTTATCAAGCAAATCACAAATAACATTTGGTACATTATAATATTTATCTTCACCTGGTCTTCTTATTTTTAAGAAAGAAGCATTCCAATCAAATGAATAACATAAATCAAAATCTTTATGTTTAAATGTTGATATTTTATTAGCTGTTATATAATCTTTCATATTATGTTTTTATTTTTAAATTTGTTAAATATTGTTTTAATGCATTATCCATTGTGTTTTCAATTAGCCAATCAATGTATTTAGGATTCATTACATAAATATCAAGTAAAGTATATTCATCATTTTTATACATTCCTTTTTTCCATATAAAATCATCGTGATATTTTGATTTTGTTTTTTTACCTGTTATAGTTGTTTTTTCTTTCTTTTCTTTTATTTGCTTTTCTTTTTTTTCTTGAAAAGATTTACCTATTGAAAGAAGTGTATTAATTGTATTAATTATTTTTTGATCTTTTACACCTGATTCTTTTATTAATTCAGGTATTTCTTTACCACAAAATAATAATCTATTTCTTATTTCATAATCAACATTTTCTATTTCACATAGATATTTTGCAAGTTTATCAATTGGTAATTTAGTAAATTGTAATAATTTCTCCATTGTCTTTGGACCAAGTCCTTTTTTAATTGGTAAAATATTATCAGTACTATCTCCTAATATTATTTGTTTATGAAAATGATTGAAAGCTTCTTCTTCAGTTACTTCTATAAATTCATTACTATACAAATTAAAGTGTTTACCAGGAATATTCTTTAAAACATCTTTATCCATACTACAAACAATACCATTATTATTTTCTCTATAAGCATCAATTACTAAATCATCAGCTTCCCATTTTTCGTCATAAACAGCGTTATGTTTTTCAATTAAATAATCTTTCAATTGACTTGCAAATTGTGGTCTATCTTTACCAACTCTATTTGCTTTATACTCAGGATAAATTTCATATCTAATATTTCTACCCTTAGTTAGAAAGAATTTTGCTTCATAAATATTAGTTGCATTCATCATTGATTCTATTTTAGAATCTAACATATTTATTGCAGTTTGCAAATCAAGTATATTTTTACCGTGAAAACATAAAGAATCCGCATCAACTAACAAAATATTTTTATTATTTTTCATTTGTATTATATTTAATTTATAAATTTTTGTTTTTAATTTTTTTCCAATAATTTCTAATTGTACTTACATTCATTTGTAATTCATTAGCAATATCTTTTTGTTTTTTAATTCCTTTATCAATGCATTCTAATATTTTATATAAGGTATTTTCAGATCTTAATTTACCATTTTCTTTATTTGAAATGCTTATTTTTTCATTTTTAGTTAATTTACTTTCTTTATTAAATATAATTCTTCTTGGTTTATTTTTATTTGGACTTAAAGTATTATTATTTTTATATTCAATGTAATTATCAATTATTTTATTTAAATTTTTTTCCATTATTTGAATACCACCAATCTCTGCAACTTTTTTCATAAAAAGAAATAACTTCTGTTTATCTAAATGTGGATTTAAATAAAGTATATTTTGACAAACACTGCAAAGATAATTATGTTTACTTCCTTGTTTAACATTCTTTTTAAGAAATACTGTTGTAGTATCTACCTTTTCTTTAAAAAATAAGAAATCTTCATTTTTAATGAAATCTGTTGCATCACTAAATTTTAAATCTTTTGGCCAAGAACTTGTTGTGCTTATATCTAAATTTTGTAAAATACTTGCAAAGTCATTTGGACTAAAATCTAAAACTTCTCCAGTTTCTATATCAATATAAGTATCCGTTTTAATTGGTTTAATTTTAATATACTTATAAGCATCAAATAAATATGGATTTTCATTTATATAAATATTTGGATCCCAACTAATAATAGTGAATTGAGTTGCTTTCATTGCTCCTTTGTCTAAGTACTTAGTTAAACATAATTCTTCACAAATATTTAAGTAAACTTCTTTATAATTATTTAAATTTAAATTATCAATTTTAATATAAATTGACCAACCCTTACCTCCACATGATCGATGATATGCATAAATTTTAGTTAAATCTAAAATATCAGTGTTAAACTCAGGTGTATCAATATCAATGTATAATACACCAGTAGGTCCACTAACATTCTCATTTTTTTTACAACAATGAAAAAGAAAATTTAAAGTGACACATTCTAGTTTCTTTTTTTCATTATTATATTCATCTTTGTCTTTTTGTTTATCAAGACTTCTTAGTTTTTCAATACCTGATTTATTTTTAACTCCATTCTTTATCCAGTTAAAGTATTCTTCAATTTCAACTTCATTATTAAAAAATTTGCTTTGTAAATTTTTATAGGTTTGTATCATAATTTTTTATTAATTATATCATTTAAAATTAAATTTGTTTTATAATTTTAAATAAAAGATCTAATTCCGTAGTATATCTATTCTTTTTATATGTTATTGAATTAGTTGTTTTTTACCTTCGGATTATTTTATTTTAAAATTTTTTAAATTATTTTTAATTTATATTTTTAGACTTACATAATATAGATATATAAAATAAAAAAATTATGTATAGTATTTATAAATTAACAAAGCCTAATGACAATGGTATTTATATTGGAAGAACAACGCAAGAATTAAGTAGAAGACTTTATCAACATAGATCTTTTTGTAAAAATAATAAATTAAATTTAAAAGTTTATAATTGGTTTGATAAAACTTGTAATATTGAATTAATAGAAATTACTGCTAATAAAGAAAGAGAAACTGAAATAATAAAAGAATATCTTAAAGATCCTAATTATGAAGTAATGAATACTTATGTAGGAAAAATGGATACAGTTGAATATTGTAAACTTTATTATTTAAGTCGTGCTGAATACATAAGAGAGTTTATAAGTCCAAATAAAAAAGAACAAAGAAATAATTATCAAAAGACTTCACCTCACGCAAAACAATATAGACAACATTATTATAAATTTTATTACAAAGCAAAAAGAGAAGGATTAACAGTAAACGAATATAAAACTAAATATAACTTAATATGAACGAAAATGAAACTTACAAAATAATAAACCACTCTGGACCAGGATATAATGCATTATACTCAGTGTGTAATATAACTATGTTTATTGATGGTACAGAAGTTGGAAGAATAAATTCAACTATTTGTGATGAGCTTAATGATGATACTGAAGATGAAGATTCAAATCATTCTTATTATTTTTACATACATGATTTATTTGTTGATCCTAAATACAGAATGAAAGGATATGCAAATAAACTAATACAAAAAATAAAAGAATTTAATAAAACAAATACCAGGAACGGGCTTCAAAGAAATATTCCAATGATTGCTAATTGCAATGACTTATCTAAATCTATATTTGAAAATAATGGATTTAATTTAAAAGAAAAATTATATATAATGGAACTATGATAACAAATTTTATTTTTTACCTAATAATGGCTCTTGGTTGGAGTAATATAATTGTAGATTTATACAGTGATATGAACTTTTTACAATTCAAACCATTTAATTGTAAACCTTGCTTCGGTGCTTGGTTTGCCATAGCTATAGCATTAATTGCTTATCCTTTTGGAAGTATAGAACTTCTAGTATTACCAGCAGCAACTTATTTTATAAATAAAGTATTACAAAACCAATTATTATAAAAAAAAAGAATTTATATGTGTCAAACTGAAAAAATTAAAGAATTAAAATACTTATTAAAAGATATTGAAATTGAATTTACTGATGAAGAAATTATAAATTATATTAAAAATAGTATGTATTATAATGAAATTATAAATGATATGAAATTATCTGTTATAAAAAAATATTTAGAACAAGTAGAGAGTGAAAAAGAAGAAAAAATAAAGAATGATTTTTTAGATAAAATAAATCAGTATAGAACTTCTAATTCTAGTATTAGCAGTAATTGGTTATTTTATGATTGGTCAAAACAAAACAAAAAAAATTATTATGAAAACTGAAATAAAAAAACTTTTATATAAAGAAAAACCAATAGCTGATATGGCAAGCAATCATTGTTTCCCTGATATTGAACCTAATGAAAGAGGTATAACTTATGCATCAACAATTTCAACTGGTGTAGTATATTTTTTTGTTCCTGAAGATGAATGTTATTATGAAGGTAAATTAATATTTGAAAAAACAATGGAAGCAAAAGAATTAATAAGATGGATAACTGATTTTTATAATTTTGAAACAGAAATAAAATATTGTAATATTAAATAATTATGGCAAAGAGAAAGAAAAAAGAACTAATTGAAGAAACAAATATAGTCCATCCTAATGAATATACTATTCCTTATTCATTAATAGCTTTAAATTATAAGGCAGATCAATTTATATTTGAACCTTACTTACAACGAGCAGAGAAAATGGTTAAAAGATATTATCCAGTAATAACTAAAAAAGATTTTTATGTTATGAAAGAACAAATTATTGACGATAATTTCATAGATAGTGTTTTAGTTATAGATGAATTTTGGATTGATGTATCGTCAATACGTGAACTAAAGAATGAGTTTATAGTCTTAATGTCAGATAGTAAATTCATTAAAAAATTTAATCATACAGATAGAAAAGAATTTACTATTTTGGCTGATTATAAATTGTTATTTAGTTTACCAAATACATATTTAGATACACCAATTGTTTTATATGTACTAAGAAAAATATACAAAACTTTAAATTAAAAATATGACTGACACAGAAATACTAGATGCTCTTATGCCTAATTGGAGAACAGATTCAGTTTACACTGATACTATGTTTGCAAAGGATAGTAAAGACAAAAATAAAAAAGCTGTTATGATAACTGCTAGAGCTGCATATACAAAAAGATCTAAAAAGACAGCTGGATGCTTTTGTGGACGTGGAATGCGTATCATATTAGAATGGATGGTTAAAGAAGTTTTAAAAAATAACGAAAACTAAAATGAGAGAAAGAAAAAAAATCAATATAGATTGGGACAAAGTAATTGAATTACTTGAAGCTCAAGTTCACGGAACAAGTATTGCTGATATAATTGGTATTAGTGCAACGTGCTTATTTGAAAGAGTTCGTGAAGATCACGGTATTAGTTGGGGAGATTTCAAAATGAAACATAAAGGTGTTGGTAGAGAAAAACTAAGACAAAGAATGTTTCAACAAGCAATGGGTGGAGATAAAACTCTTATGATCTTTTTAGCGAAGAACTATTTAGGTATGGCTGACAAGGTTGAACAACAAATAGAAATTAAAGAGTGGAAGGCAGTAATACCTGGAGTTGATGATGAATCAGATGAAGATGTTTTTGATCTAGAAGATATGGATTAATTTAAAATTATACGAAATAATGATATAATAATAATAAATAAACAATTTTATTATTATTTTGTATAATTAATAAATTAAAAATATAATTAAAATATGGAAACACAAATAGTTTATGACAACGAATTCTCAAAATTTATTGGAAATTTACAAAATTTAGTAAATAAGTATACCGGTCAATATTTATCTGATATCAGAGAGGTAAATTATAATTTACCAAATGGTGAAAATAAAACTGAATATTTAATTGAGATTCAGTTTACAGAATGGAATGCTAACTTTAATAATGAATTAGAATTATTAATAGAAAATGATAAATTCTTTATTACTAATAAAGATATAATAACTTTAAGACAAGAATATGTTTTACCTAAGAATATTTCACGTGAACCAGATTCAGACATTTACACACAAATAATTACTATTTCAATAGCATTGATTGTATTATATTTTTTAATTTTTTAATATGAATACTCCATCATTAAGATCAATTTTAGTAAATTTAAAAAATTTAGGCAAAAACAATATGTACCAAATTAACGAAACAAAAAAAATTCATAACAAAGCATTCAACGAAAAGTATACCTTAGTATTTTCATATTGGGGAATTGAAACTGTTTCTGGATATAGAGCACCATTATTAATGAAATTAAGAAATAATGAAACTAATGAATACATTGATTTACATAATACTCTTCAACATATGTTGAATCCATTGTACTTAGATACAGTTAATAGGAGATACTTTATAACATATGAAGAAGATATAAAAATTAAACTTGCAATTAATTTAATAAAAACAATGATAAATTTTTAAGTATGCATATAAAAGGAAATTGTAGCAATGGATTTATGTTTGGAAAAATTTATGATATTAGTCCATTCATAAATGATAATTATAACGAAAAAGATAATATCTATGTAATACAAAGAATATGGACACCAAAATGTGGATTTGGTTTTACTATTAATAATGTTAAGACACCGCAAGATGATGAATCAATACAAATATTAAAAAATTACTTTAAGAATTGTGATTCATATCAAAATAAAACTATAAATCATTTTATATTTGATAGATTTACTGAAATATCAATAAAGTTAGCAATAAATTTAATTAAAGCAAATGAAGGCAAATATTCTTTATAGATTAGTAGATCAAAATGATAAACCATTTTATATAGGAATAACTAATAATATCTTAAGAAGAGAAAAAGAACATATAAAAGATTTCAATAATAAAGTTGGCTCTAAGTTTGATGGAGTTGAATCTTTCACTATTGAAGTTTTAATAATAAATACAAACAAAAAATTTAATATCAAACTATTAGAAACTTTTATTATCATTTATGACAAAATACTTGGTGATAAAATTCTTAAAAATAAACACATTTATTAATATGAAAACAAAAACATATAATTCAAAAGAAGTATCAGAAATATTTGATCTTGAAATAGTTGACAAACCATTATCAAATACAATGGCAGGACAACTTTGTAAAACAACAATAATACAAACATTAAAAGAAGCAGGAGTAGAAGCTTACTCTCATTTTAGTTTTCTTTATTTTTTAAAACTTCTTTAACCATCCATTCTAATATGATACGCATTCCACGTCCGCAAAAGCAGCCAGCTGTCTTCTTAGATCTTTTTGTATATGCTGCTC